CGTACTGATAATGCAGCGCAGCAAAGTACAGGCGAAAAAAAAGCCCGACACACTGGGCAGTGTGTCGGGCTGGGTAGCGGGCTGGGGATTAGCTGGGGAGAACCACCTTGCCTTCCGCAATCAACTTGCGCATGATCTGGGCTTCCAATTCGCTGCGTGCTTTCGCCGCGTCGGCGTCGTCTTTCTTGCGGGCTTGAGCGCGGGTGGACGTGAATGCATTCTGCAGACCGGGATCGAAGTAGTCGAGCGCGATTAGCGACGCCCAGCCATCCATGCGCTCGGTCTCAGTCTTGCCTTTAACCTGCAGTTTTTCGGCAATTGTCTTTTTGAGACGGTCGGCGGCTTCGGCGGCCAGTTTGGCCATTGGGTCAACTACCTTATCAGAACGGGGCGGCATTGGATTGACGAACCAGCCCGCGCCGTGCGCATCTTCAATGCATTGACTGATGGCGCGGGACGCGTCGGCTTTGCCTTTGTCGGCATCACGGTCAGGGCGACGCGCGATGTAGAGCGGCGCGAGCGCGGTGGTGAGCGCCTTTCGGTGCGCCTTGTACTCTGACTCGCTAGGGGCGGATGAGGGGAACGAGTAGATTACCGATTCAGTCAACGTCGCCTCGCGAGTGTCGGCGAGTTTTGCCGCCTTGTCTTCAGCGCTGAAGAATGCCTTGACGGCGTCGGTAACGGTCGTGATTGGTTGTCCAAACATTGTCAGTACTCCAGATTGCGCATGATGCCGTGCGCGAGCGGCGTCGGGAGTGCCCCCCGACTGAGTGCATCATGCCTGACTGGCTGGCCGTGTCACGCGAGCGATATCAGTACGTACTGATAGGCGCAGGGTCGTCCGAGGCACCCCCCACCCCCCAACTGCGGCGAAGGAGTCCCGCAGCCACCTGCACCATGATGCACACAAACAAATCTACAAATCTACAAATCTACAAATCTACAAATTACAAATTACAAAAAAAGTCTAAATTGAGCATTGTTGGTGCTAATTACGTATTGCAAACACCCCCCCATACCTTTTTATAATCGCACCCCACCGGGGGGTATTTTTTGAAATTTTCAAAACGCAAACGTAATAGGAGATGGAATAGCTCGTTTCAAGAGATGCTTGATGACCGTCGCTCTAAAGTATTTATCAAGCCTGATTACAGCGTCGGTTTTACATTTAAAGATATACACATACCAACAGACTTATATGAGGCGATGCGACTATCCGCAGCTACGGTTACGAAGTTATTGGAGTTGGGTATGGATCCCAACGAAGAAATCCGTAATACTAGGGAAGACGTAACTGATGCAAACTATATGAATGCGCTGGATATAGTCGTGCGTGCAGACAAACTAAAACTTTCTCCAGCGGCTAAGTATCTTCCAAAGACACCTGTCACAAAACACAGGGAGCGTAGTTAGGATGAGTTCATCCATAGACATTAATAAGCCTGTTATTGGGGTGCCTATTACCCCGCCTGCTCCTGCGCCATCTGCGCCATCTCTACCTTCTAATATATTTAATAGCCCAACAGCTATTAAGATTGCAGCCATTCTTAATGAGTATGATAAAAACATCATTAGAGACGCTGCACAGATACGTACGTACGTTACCAATAAATTAATTGAACTTTCAAATAGCGGTAACCCCCGCGATGAATTACGTGCGTTAGAACTCTTAGGTAAAGTGTCGGATGTTGGTTTGTTTGTTGAGAAGAGCGAAATACAAATTAAACATACTTCTTCTGATTCGTTAGAGCAGATTATTAAAGATAAAATTAATCGTATCTTAGGAAGAGAAAACGTAGAAATTGAAGATGCAATATACGAAGAAGAGTTAGAAGAAGAATCCGACGAAGAAGACGAAGAAGTAATAGATAACTCTGATACTGACGATGAATAAAAAAGAGTTAATAGATATTAATCTTTCGGACGCAGAGCTATCTGCGTTGCTAAAAGTGTTGCCTACGCTCCCAGAAGCGGAACAACGCGATTTGTTGCATGATCTTGAGCGTCTTGAAGAGCTGAGAAATCGTGAAGCTGCACAAGAAGAGTTCATCCCGTTTGTAAAACGCATGTGGCCGGGGTTCATTTCCGGTCGGCACCACAAGATTATGGCCCGTGCCTTTGAGCGCGTAGCCCGTGGAGAGTGCAAACGTCTCATTATTAACATGCCACCTCGGCATACGAAGTCAGAATTTGCGTCTTACCTCCTTCCGGCATGGTTTTTGGGCAAATTTCCCGAGAAAAAGGTCATCCAAACGTCCCACACTGCTGAATTGGCGGTAAATTTTGGTCGAAAAGTCCGAAATTTGGTGGATGAAGAGAATTATCGGTCTGTTTTTCCTGATACGGTGCTGCAAGTAGACTCAAAAGCGGCGGGAAGATGGAATACCAGCAAAGGCGGTGACTATTTCGCTATCGGTGTTGGAGGTGCAGTCACTGGGAAGGGTGCTGATCTGCTGATTATCGATGACCCACACAGCGAACAAGAAGCCACCATTGCTGAAACCAACCCCGAGGTCTACGACAAGACGTATGAGTGGTACACCTCAGGCCCAAGGCAGCGTTTGCAGCCGGGTGGTGCGATTGTTGTCGTGATGACCCGCTGGTCTAAGCGGGATCTGACCGCTCAGGTGTTGAAAGCTGCTGCACTGCGGGATGGGGAAGAGTGGGAGGTCATCGATTTCCCCGCCATTATGCCCAGTGGCAACCCGCTATGGCCTGAGTTTTGGCCGCTGGAAGAACTTGCGGTATTGCGACAAGAATTGCCCCACTCCAAGTGGATGGCGCAGTACATGCAAGACCCTACATCTGAAGCCAGTGCGATTATCAAACGCGACTGGTGGAAAATCTGGGAGCATGAAGACCCACCGCAGTGTGAATTTGTGCTGATGTCGTGGGATACGGCGTTTGAAAAGAACAATCGTGCCGACTATTCCGCATGTACTACGTGGGGTGTTTTCTACCGGGACGACGACGGCTCCGACTGGGAAGTGAGTAAAGCCGACCGGGGCAAGCCGCAGGCGCATATTATCCTGCTTAACGCATTTCGAGACCGAATGGAGTTTCCTGAGCTAAAGCGTGTAGCAATAGAACAGTATCGGTCTTGGGAACCAGACGGCGTTATTATCGAAAAGAAAGCATCAGGTGCGCCGCTAATTTATGAACTACGTGCTATGGGTATACCTGTGCAGGAGTTCACGCCTTCCAAGGGCAACGACAAAATATCCAGACTTAACGCAGTATCTGATATATTCGCGTCAGGTAAAGTGTGGGTGCCTGAGACCCGCTGGGCAGAGGAAGTGATTGAAGAAGTGGCGTCATTCCCTGCGGGCGACCATGACGACTACGTTGACTCGGTGTCGATGGCATTGGCGCGGTTCCGTCAAGGCGGGTATATCCGTGCAACGCTGGATGAGCCAGACGAAGATATTTCGTTGCGTTATCGCAACCCGAACAGAAAACCGTATTACTAAGGAGCCGTAAATGGGCGACGAAGAGATTCAGATTGAAATCGTAGACGACGGTTCCACCCTGCCGGGGGAGGATAACACACTTGAGTCTGGTGCCGAGTTTGCCCTTGCCGAGCTTCTTGGGGAACCTGTCATTGACGAGAAAGACCCCGAAGTTGAGGACTTTTATCGGAACTTAGCCGAAGATTTTGACGATAAGACGCTCTCGTCCATTGCGGATGACCTGTTGGACTCTTTTGACGGCGACACCGCGTCGCGCAAGGACTGGTTGCAGACCTACATCGACGGGCTGGAGTTGCTGGGGCTGAAGATTGAGCAGCGGACTGAACCGTGGAATGGCGCGTGCGGGGTGTTCCACCCCCTGCTATCCGAGGCGCTGGTTAAGTTCCAAGCCGAGACCATCATGGAGACGTTTCCGCCGAGCGGGCCGGTGAAGACGACCATCATTGGTAAAGAGACGCCGGAGAAGAAACAGGCGTCGGTCAACGTCGCGGCGGATATGAACTTCCAGTTGACGGAGGTGATGACCGAGTACCGCCCCGAGCATGAGCGGATGTTGTGGGGTCTGGGCTTGAGTGGTAATGCGTTCAAGAAGGTGTACTACGACCCAGCAATCGAACGCCAAATCTCCCTCTATGTCCCGGCGGAAGATTTAATTGTGCCCTACGGTGCATCTAACTTGGACACTGCCGAGCGCGTTACGCATGTGATGCGGAAGTCCAAGAATGAAGTGATTAAGTTGCAAGCCAGTGGGTTCTACCGGGACGTTGACCTCGGTGAGCCGACCAAGGGTAATCTCGACGAAGTTGAGAAAAAAATCGCAGAGAACATGGGCTTCAGTGCCACCTCTGACGACCGCTTCAAGATTCTTGAGATACACGTTGACCTTGACCTGTCGGAGTACGACGAGACCGACCCCGAGGCCGACAACGAAGAGATGGAGATGGGTGGTATTGCACTGCCTTATGTCGTGACTATTGAGAAGTCAACACAAACTGTCCTAGCTATTTACCGCAACTGGGCACCCGACGATGAGAAGAAACTTAAGCGTGAGCACTTTGTACACTACCCATATATCCCCGGCTTCGGGTTTTATGCGTTCGGTCTTGTGCATCTGTTGGGTAGTTTTGCTAAATCAGGTACTTCTCTTATTCGTCAACTCGTAGACGCGGGTACGCTGTCTAACCTCCCCGGCGGCTTTAAGACCCGAGGAATGCGAATCAAGGGAGACGACACCCCCATCTCCCCCGGAGAGTTCCGCGACGTAGACGTTGCATCTGGCACCATCAAGGACAACATCATGACGCTCCCGTACAAGGAGCCGTCGCAAGTCCTCTTCACCCTGATGCAAAACATCGTGGAAGAAGGGCGGAAGTTTGCCAGTACATCTGATATTAAAATCAGTGATATGTCCTCGCAGTCTCCGGTGGGCACCACGCTGGCGATTCTTGAGCGCACGTTGAAAGTAATGTCGAGCGTTCACTCCCGCGTGCATTACGCGATGAAACGCGAACTTCGCCTATTGGCCGCGATCATCCGGGATTTCACTCCTGACGAGTACGACTACGAGCCGGAAGAAGGCACCCGCAAGGCTAAGAAAGCCGACTACGACATGGTAGACGTTATCCCCGTGTCCGACCCGAATGCCTCGACGATGGCGCAGAAAGTGACGCAGTGGCAGGCGGTCATGCAGTTAGCGCAATCTGCGCCGCAAATTTACGACGAGCCTGAGCTACACAAACAGATGCTTGAAGTGCTTGGCGTAAAGAACATTGGGAAAATTATCCCGACCGAAGAAGACCAGAAACTTACCGATCCTGTTACGGAAAACATGCGGTTACTTGCGGGTAAGCCGGTCAAAGCATTTTTGCAGCAAGACCATGAAGCACACATTACGGTGCATATGGGCATGGCGAATGATCCCAAAGTACAGGGGCTATTGGAGAAGAATCCAAAAGCTAAAGCGATTGGGTCTGCGCTTATGGATCACGTTGCCGAGCATATTGGGTTTGCGTACAGGAAACATATTGAAGAGCAGTTGGGGGTGCCGTTGCCGCCGTCAGATGAACAGTTGCCGCCTGATGTTGAAGTGCAACTATCTAAGGTAGTAGCGGAAGCTCAGAAGCAATTGACGCAGAAAAACCAAGCTGAAGCTGCACAACAACAGCAACAGCAGGAAGCGCAAGACCCGTTGAATATTATCCAGCGCGAAGAATTGAAACTGCGGCAGCAAGAAATTCAGCTTAAGGCACAAAATCAACAAGCAGAATTACAGCTTAAAGCGCAGGCGCAGCAAGCAGATATTCAGATCCAACAGGCTAAATTGGCGCTTGAAGCGGGTAAAGTTGATACTCAAGCTAATTTAAAAAATAACGAATTAAGTATGCGACGTACGTCGGAAATTGAGAGCCGTCAGCACGAAACTGAAAAAGCTCAACGAGACCGACAACATCAAATGACGCAGAAACTTCAAGATCAGTTTCATCAGACCCGGACAGGCGCAGAAAACCGCGCTCATCAGGGGCAGCAGACTCAAAAACCTAAGAAAGAGAGTGAAGAATGACCGTAATTGACTTGATTTTGGAAAAAATCAACGAACGCCTTGCCGATGTTCAAGAAGACTTAGGCAGTGGAGTAGCTAAAGATTACGCAGATTACAGATATATCTGCGGAATTTTGCACGGGATGTTGGCGGTAAAACGCTATGTTGAAGACCTTAATAACAGCTTGGAGAATGATTAATGAGTGACGAGCAACAGGCAACACAATTGCCTACCCCCACAGGTTACAAAATCCTGTGTGCGATTCCTGAGATCGAAGCAAAGTTCGATAGCGGCCTCCTCAAAGCGGAGAAGACGGTCAAAGACGAAGAGTTGATGACTACGGTGCTGTTTGTAGTTGCGATGGGGCCGGATTGCTATTCCGATACTTCACGCTTCCCGACAGGCCCGTACTGCGATGTAGGAGATTTCGTGCTTGTACGGCCCAATGCTGGGTCGCGTCTCAATATCCACGGGCGTCAGTTCCGCATCATTAACGACGATAGCGTCGAAGGTGTTGTAGATGACCCGCGTGGCATTAGTCGTTCTTAAGGAGTAAATCATGGCAACTGACAAGAATGTGGCCGAGTTGGAAGACGATTTTGAGATCGAAGTCGAAGACGATACCCCGGAGGAAGACCGAGGCCGGGAACCGATGCCGGAAGACATCGTTAAAGAACTTGATGCTGACGACGAGCTTGAGAATTTCTCTAAGGAGAAAGCCAAGCAACTGAAAAAAGTTTGGCACGACGAACGCCGTGCTAAAGAATCGGCGTTGCGAGAACGCGAAGAAGCTATAGGACTACTTCGACGTTTTGCTGAAGAGAACAAGACGCTTAAGAAGAGTTTACATACGGGCGAACAAGCGTATGTAGGCACCGCTAAAGCCGCGTTTGAAAAAGATCTTGAAGCCGCCAAGCGCGAATATAAAGATGCGTATGATTCTGGCGACTCTGACCGTGTGTTAGAAGCTCAAGAAAAACTTCTTAATGCAAAATTAAATTTGCAAAAAGTTGAAAATTATCGTCCAGCTTATCAAGAAGATGCTGGACATGCTGAACAAACTAATGTAGATAGTTCAAATACGGACGAATGGTCAGTCACTCCCGTTCAAGATGCGGCTCCTAGAGTCGATCCTAAAGCAGCAGCGTGGCAGAAACGCAATGCTTGGTTCGGCGAGAACCGCGTCATGACAAGTATGGCATTTGGGGTGCATGAGGACTTGGTGGGTGAGGGCGTAGACCCCACTTCTGACGAATACTACTCGCGTATCGACAAAGAGATGCGGCGTAGATTCCCAGAAGAATTTGGGGTAAGTGAGAAGAAGAAACCCGGTACAGTGGTGGCTTCTGCAAAGCGTTCTACGGCCCCCCGCAAAGTTGTGCTGACTTCGACTCAGGTTTCTCTAGCTAGAAAACTTGGGTTGACCCCAGAACAGTACGCCCGTGAAATGATCAAATTGAATGGTGACGCCAATGGCTGAAAATAGAACCCCGCGAGAAATGGAGACCCGAGACGCTGCTTCCCGACCCAAAAGTTGGGCACCGCCGTCGTTGCTTCCCGAAGTTAATCAGGAGCCGGGATATTCCTACCGATGGATTCGCATCAGCACCTTGGGCACCCCTGACGTAAACAACATCTCGTCCAAATTCCGAGAAGGTTGGGAACCCGTCAAAGCCTCTGAACATCCAGAGGCGTTTTCCATGTCCGACCCAAACAGTCGGTTCAAAGACGCTATTGAGTCCGGCGGGCTTATTTTGTGTAAGACCCCGGTCGAGTTTACGCAGCAACGTGACGCGCACTATCGGAAACAAACAGAAGATCAGGTGGCGTCTGTTGACAACAATTTCATGCGGGAGAACACCGGTCAATTTGATCGGTGGACAGGTGTTTGCGGGTTCGACCCGTGACCTCCCGATCCAGTACGGCTATAACACTAATATCTTTTACGGCGACTGGGTTGTTGTAACCCGTGGCTTTGTTAACCGCGCAGCGGTTTCTACTGGTACGGGCGTTAATCAGGTTCAAGGTATTTTCCTTGGCTGCACTTATACCAGCCCCGCTACCAAGCAGAAGCTGTGGTCGCAGTATTGGCCCGCTGGCACCGCCGCTGGCGACGCCGTTGCGATTATTTGTGATGACCCGGATACGGTCTTCAAAGCGGTTGTTTGTTCGTCTGGTACGACTGTGGCGTCTGGCGCTAAAGCGATGGTGGGCTTGAATCTGTCCATGATCGACAACAGCACGGGTAACGTGAACACCGGCAACTCGTCCAATGCTGTGCTGGCTCCCGTTGATACCCCGGTTACCACGATTCTCCCGCTTCGTTGCGTAGGTATCGTGCCGGATACGGCGGTTAATCTTGGCACCGCGACGTTTAGCGCGGGTACTACCACGCTGACCGTTAGTGCGCTTCCGTTTGCGTTGCCAGTTGGCACCCATGTGTCGGTTCTGACCACTTCCGGCCAGATTGCGGATACTGGGTCTTTTGTAGATACCGCCGCCGCTGCCGGTGCGACTTCGGTTGTATTGAATCAAGCCGCGACCTTCACGCTCAATAGTGGCGTGTACACTAGCACTGTGATTTTCACTCAGTATCCTGAGATTCTGGTGAAGTCCAACCTGCTGATCCACAACTACTACAGCAGTGCAACGGCTTAAGGAGTAACTTAAATGGCAATTTCACGCGCTCAATTACTTAAAGAGTTGCTCCCCGGTCTGAACGCCTTGTTCGGTCTGGAGTACAGCCGTTATGGCGAAGAACACAAAGAAATCTACGAAACCGAGACTTCTGAGCGTTCTTTTGAAGAAGAAACCAAGCTGTCGGGTTTCTCTGCCGCTCCGGTGAAGAACGAAGGTCAGGCGATTGCGTATGATAACGCGCAGGAAGCTTGGACTGCTCGTTACAACCACGAAACGATTGCACTGGGCTTTTCGATCACGGAAGAAGCTGTCGAAGATAACCTCTACGACTCGCTGTCCAGCCGCTATACCAAGGCGCTGGCCCGTGCGATGGCTTACACCAAACAGGTGAAAGCTGCCTACACCCTCAATCAGGGCTTCTCTTCTGCGGTCACTTATGGTGACGGTCAGGCGCTCTTCAGCACCGCGCACCCGCTGGTTTCCGGCGGCACCAACAGCAACCGTCCTTCGGTCGGCGCTGACCTCAACGAAACGTCG